AATGTATATTATGTCCAGACTAGAATTGGCTGGATGTTGCACTTGATAAGGCTTTGATTTTTCAGCGGTTCTCCGTTGCGTTGCGATGGAGGTTTTACCGTTGGTAGAAAGAACGCGGCGTTATTGCTCTCCGCCTTCGGGGGCGGTTGAGGACTTCCGGTGGTACTTGCGCGGCATGGGGCGTAGCGCTGCGACGGTGCGTGACTACGGTGGGACGGTGACGCGGTTTTTGCTGTTCGCGGAGCGGGTTCCGGCTGAGCTGGACCCTGTGCTGCGCTACGTGGCCAGCCGGCGCGAGCGGCTGGCGCCGGCCACGCTCAAGCGCGAGCTGGCGGCGCTGCGGTGCTGGTTCGGCTGGCGGCGGCTGGTTGATGCCACGGCCTGGGCGCCGGTGGACTGGCCAGTGACACGGCCTGTGGTGCGGCGGCCGGTGATGGCGTTGAGCGATGCCGAAGTGGGCCTGTTGCTGGCCCAGCCTGACCTGTCCACCTTCGTGGGTCTGCGCGACCATTTGATCATGGCCACGCTGTACCAGTGTGGGCTGCGGGCCGGGGAGCTTGCACGGCTGCAGCTTGGCAGCGTGCGACTGGACGGGCTGCTGTATGTGCAGGGCAAGGGCGGCCGCGACCGGCTGGTGCCGTTTGGTGCGGCCTGGCATGGGCTGGTGGAGGCCTATGTGCGCCAGCGGGCGAGCGTTGGGGCCGGAAAGCGTGCGGCGCTGTTTGTCACCCGCTTTGGCCGCCCGCTGCGCGATGGCCGCTCGGTCTGGGTGATCGTCAACCGCTACGCGCGCAAGGCGCTTGGCATCTCCTGCGGCGCAGACCGCATCCGGCCCGGCACTGGCCGACCATGGACGGGACACTACCCGCACCAACTGCGCTACGCCTTTGCCACTGAACTGCAGCGCAGCGGCTGCAATTTGATGGCGATCAGCCAGATGCTCGGGCATGCCAGCATCGAGACCACGACGCGCTACCTTGGCATCGACATGGCCACGCTGAAGCAGGCGGCAAGCCATCACCCGCGGGCCAGGCGCGTGGCGCCGTGAATCAGAATGGGATGTCGTCATCGGCGTGCTCATGTGCTGGTGTGGCGCCGGGGCGCGCTGCTGGATGGGCTGCCCTGCCCTGGTGCTCAGGCGCGGTGACGGTGTGTTCGCGCCGATCAAGCAGGGTCAGGCCGGTGGGGTCGCAGTAGATCCACTGGCGGTAGCGGTCGCTGCCGTCGCTGGCCTGCCATTTCTCTGTCCTGATCTTGCCCTCCACCGATACCAGGCCGCCCTTGCGCAGATACTGCTGGACGATCTCGGCGGTGCGGCCAAAGGCCTTGATGCCCAGCCACTCGGTGTGTTCGTCCCACTGCCCTGCCCTGTTTTTCCAGCGGTCGGTGACGGCCACGCGGAACTCTGCGATCAGCCCACCGGCTGGTGGGGCCTTGATCTCTGGCGCGGCGCCGAGGTGGCCAGTGACGATGACGCGCTGGTAGCCGCGGCTCATGCGGCCTCCGCAAGCTGCATCTGGGCCGTGTCAAGGTTGGCGGTGGCGATGGCGCGCAGGGGCGGTGGGCTCACGCTGTTGCCGACCATGCGGACTGAGGCGCTGGTGGTCAGGCGGCGGCCGTCGGCGGTGCGGTCGATGACGTAGCCGGTTGGAAATCCCTGGGCTCGGTAGAGTTCGTGCGGCTTGAGCATGCGCAGGCCGATATCGATGATGACGTAGGGCATGCCCTTGATGGTCACGGTGACCAGGGCCAGCCGATCTCGGGTTGTGATCGTGTCCAGCGGATCTGTCAGCTTCACGGCGCCGCCGGTGCCGTAGTAGGTCGTCAGGAAAGCGGCCACGCGCAGGGCGGTGGCCTCGTGCTCTGGTGCTTCGGCCGCGGCCAGATAGCCGGCGACCAGCCGCTGTTGGCTGCCGGTGCCGCAGATGGTTGGCATCGGCCGTCGCAGGTCATTCCCGGCGCCGTTGTAGAAGCCGCCGTTGGCCTGCTCGATGAAGGCCGTCACCAGCGCAGTGCTTCCGCCGCGTGGCCAGGCGGTGATGGTCCCAAGCGGCGCATCTGCGGCTGTCACGCCGCTGGCGCTGGCATTGGCGCAGGCGACCAGTGTGGGGACGCAGTGGCCCTGGAGCCCACCCCCGCACACGATGAATGGCTCGGCGGTGTCCAGGACGTAACGGTGCACGCCCTTGGCAATCCGGCGCAGCGTGGCATCGGCCAGAGGCTTGCGGCGGGCGAAGATCGAGGGGCATGGAATGGACCAGTCGATGCAATCGGCGGCGGTGACCAGTGGCAGCAGGCCAGGTTCCTTGCCATGGGTCGGTGCTGGCCACCGGATCGGCTCTCCATCGCGCCGAGCGACCAGGAACAGCCTGGCGCGGCTGGTGCCGGCGCCGTAGTCGCTGGCCGTGAGCTTGCGCCACTCCGCGGCGTAGCCCATGCCACGCAGGGCAGCGACGAACTTGCGCCAGGTACGGCCCGCGTGGCGCTTGTCAGGGACAAGCTGCTGCATGTTCCTGGGCACACGCTCGCCGCGCCCAGCCACGCTGCCATCCAGCTTCAACACGCGGCCGGTGGTCCTGTCACGCTTTGCAACCAGCGGGCCCCAGGTCAGGATCTGCCAGACGTTCTCGAGCGAGATGATGCGCGGGGCGGTGCTGGTGCAGTTGATCTGGTCGGCACGCCTGAGCTGCCCAACCCACTTGAGGATGACCCACGTCAGCGAGCGGATCTTGCCGCTGCGCGGCTGGCCGCCTTTTGCTTGAGAGAAATGCGTGCAATCTGGGCTGGCATGAAACCAGCCAACTTGGCGCCCGGCGACATCGATGCGTGGGTCTGCGTGCCAGATGTCCTCGCGATGGTGGGATGTGAGCGGATGGTTTGCCGCGTGCATGCCGATGGCCCATGCGTCGTGGTTGTAGGCCAAGTCTGGGTCGCGGCCGAGCGCCTGCTTGAGCGCCTCGCTGGCTCCGCCACCTCCGGCGAATAGATCCACGATGATCTCGCCCGGGCGCAGCCGCGAGTGCTGAGGCGGCGGGAAATTGAAGGAGTGCGAGCCGTCAGCCATGGGCCTTGTCCTGCTGTTGCTCTGTGATCATCGCGGGCCTGTTACGCCTTCGTTTTCGTTTGGGTTGTCTGGGATCGCGGCGTTACGTTGCAGATGCGGCGGATAATTGGTGTTATGCCGCTTCCAATTCCCACCGCAGTTTCACTTGCAGCGGGTGCATATCCACTCGCGGCCGGCTCGGGCAATTCCAGATCCCACCTCCGGCTTGGCCAATGCAGCGCCAGCCAGCTGCGCGCAGGCTCGCGCCGCCTTCCTCCGGCAGCGTGTACGTCACAAGCCGCCTGTATCCCAGCGCACGCACAGCGCGCCATGCTGCGCGGTAGAGCATGCTCGGCGCGTTCTTCGCGCCGTCCGTGCAACACCGCGTCACTTCTGCTGTCCAGCCGTCTTGCAGCCGCCTCGCCACTGGCCGCCCCACAATCGCCACGCCGCGCACCAGGTCGCCATCGCTCACAGCCATGCAGGCAATGCACCCGCGCACCGGCTGGTGGTGCCGGTGATTGGCCGCGACGTAGGCATTTGCCTCGCGTAGCGTTATTGGCGTGATTGTCAGCATGGCTCCTCGTTGCGCGGCATAACTAGTCAATCAAGCCGACCCTGCTTCGCAGGGCGGCTTATTTCCGGTGTTAGGTGGCTTCAATTGCTTCTGCGGCTTCATCCCAGATCCAATGAGTCTCGCAGTCAAGTCCGCCATCAGGTAGCCGAAATACTGCATTCGCTGCCTCGGCAAGCGCGGTCGCAGTGTCGTAATCACCCGCGTTGTGCTGCATCCACCGCCGCACGTCTCGACGACGCGCCGTCGCTGGCGGCTTCACAGCGGGCGGTCTCGGGCCCCGCTCCATGCTTGCCGCCTCAAACAGGCGTACAAGATCATTTTTGCGATGGCCGTCCTCAATCATCCGCCTACGGATTCGGTTCTCTTGCGCAACTCCCATTCCAATCTCCTTCGGTGGTTCGCCACCTAACAATTCAATGCAGCCGAACTTGCTTCGCAAGTCGGCTGATTTCAGGCGTTAGCCGTCATGGTTTTGATCAAGGCGTCTGCCACATTTTTCCCGAATACCCGCCGTTGGATGTCTGCACCAAGACTGTTTTCTGTCGTCAATGCCTTGGCCGCTGCGAGCAGCAGCGCGCCTCCTGGCAAGTCGTATCCGAGGCGCAACAAGCGCAGTTCATGTGGTGCTTCGTGTTCAATGACCACCACTCCGGCATCCCTCAACGCGGCCTTGTCCGCATCGCTCACGGTGCCGGGCTTCACTGGCAATATCGTCGGTTCTTGCATGTCGTTTCTCCATGCCGTCGGGTTGACGGCTAACAATTCATTCAAGCCGAACAGCCTTCGGCTGTCGGCTTAATTCAGGTGTTAGGCGTCATGGCCGCAGCAATCGCAGCCTCCAAATCATCAGCCCATGCCTGATCCGCGTACTTGTGCAGTCGCATGTAATGCAATGCCGCGCTTGCCGATTGGAGAAGTTCAGGCGCAGCAGCAATCAGCTTCGCGTCCGCATTCCGGTTTGGGTAGCACACCCGCGCAACCTCAAACCCATCGGCGTCGTAAATTAGCGCCTCGCTTCCTTCGGTGTGCTCGCTGACATGCCATGGCCCAGGTCGGTGCGCAAACTCTTTTGCCTGCGCCTCGGCCTCGGCCTGTTCTTCGGCATACTGCCCGCTGTAGTAATAATCGTCGCTCATCTCATCCTCCAAAATCGCCTAACAACCGCATCAAGCCGACTCCGCTTCGCTACGCGGCTTATGCGGAGCGTTATGCCCTTGATCGCGCAATGTTGACCCTTCTAGGTCATGCCGTCGCAAGTAGTCCACTGCCTGCCTCGCCAAGAGGCAGTTTCCACTCGGCTTATCGAGTGAATGGGCTAATCGCCGCACCAGATACGCCAAGTCGTCCACCAGCTTTTTTGCTTCTTGGGATTCGTCAAAGAACCTTTCAGCTGTGGCGCTTGCTTCTTCGGCCCATTGCTTCCAAGTTACAGGCCACAGCGGGCCGCAGCCGTTCGGGCACGGCTCGGTGTCGCTGTCCCCTGCGCTTGTTGTTCCGTTGCTCATGTGCAGATTCGTGCGGTGCAATTGAAAGCTGCACTTCGCACACCGCACCACTCCAGGCACCAGGTCGGGCCTAACAATTCGTTCAAGCGGATGCCGCATCGTTATCTCTCCTATCTGGTGCCGCGCGGGTGCGGCACCGCTTAACTCAGGTGTTAGGCGTCACGTGCCCACTTTCTCGTCCGTGCCCTTCCACGTGAACTCACCATCGGCGCCCACTGGGAAGTGGGTGCGGCAAATCGCGCAATACATGCCGCTGTAGAACTTGGGGTCGCGCGCATAGGTCTCGGCCAATGCAAGGCCCATCGTCGTCACGCCACCGCACTTGGTGTGCACGTAGGACTGGCGCACAGGCCGCACGAAGCCCTTGGCGCGCTCTTCGGCGCTCAAGACCACATAGCCCTTCTGCATGCCTGTGGCCGGGTCAATGTCGCGGTGGTCGGGCGTGACGGGCGATCCGTCGGTCAGAGTGGTGTTGCTCATTGCTTCTCCGTCACTTCAAAATTGAAAGCGTCGTTCTTGACGCTAAACGAGCACACGTAGCGTCCCGTGTCATCGACCTCACGAACGGGGATGGTCACGGTGCTCCCAAGCCGGCGCAGCAGCACGATCAGCAACTGGTCCTTAAAGTCGTCGATCACATACTGGGTGCGGGTCAGCGCGGTGGTGCTGGTGGGGCTCCGACGGCCAGCAGCTTGAGGGTGTAGGTGTCCAGGTCCAGGCCCTTGCGTCCGTGGGCATAGCGGCGCAGGGCCTTGATGCGCTCCCGGTCCATGATGAATGGCCTGTCCAGCGGCACGCCGCAGCAGGTGGGCGCGCTGGTGAGGCTTCCGCAGGCGGGGCATTGGTGGGCGGCCATCAGTCGCAGCCCCTGCCGACTTCGCCTGGCTTTCCAGCGGCGGTGAACTGCTGCCATGGCACCCAGCGATCGCCGCACCAGAAGCCCCAGTCGCGGCGCTTGGGGCCAAACATGAACAGCGTCCAGCATGGCCTGGAATGCACGGCTGGAGGCTGGCCAGCGCCATTTTGATCTATGGGCACCACCACATCGCGCAGCAGCTCGATGCGATGGGTGTGCAGTGTCGGCATGAAGCGCAGGCTGCCGGCCTCGTACAGATGCCGCATGGGCCGGCCATCTGGGCCGCGGGTGTGCTCCAGGTAGGCGCCGCGCAGGATCAGGCTGACCGCCCACGATGGATGGTCGTGCATGGCCCTGTCGTCGTCATCGCGCAGGAACTGGTGCAGGTACAGATTGGGCAGCAAGTGCTGGGTGGTCCACACCACCGAGCGCTGCCAGCGGTTGCGCTGCGGCTCGGGAATGGCCTGAAACCAGCCCCGCCACGGGGTGATGTACCAGCGGCGCAGGTAGGCTCCGGCCGGATCATCGGCCCCGACGATGAAGTTTGGAGGCCGGCGGCCGGCCACGCGCACCATCAGCATGCTGAACAGCCAGGCGGTGAGGCGCTTACGCATCTGGCGCCTCCTTTCTGCGGGTCTTGGTCTCCTGGATGGACCAGCAGTTCCCGCAGATTGGTGCGCCGGCGCGATCGAAGGTGATGGCCAGGCCGCAAGCGGAGCCGCCCGTAACGCAGCTGGGGCAGTTTGCGGCGCGCTCTAGCTCGGCCACGGCAATGTCGAGCGCCTGTCCGATCTCTCCGGGCCTTGCGGTGTGGTCGCCCTCCCCGCGCCGCCAGGCGTTGTGGAGCTTGAGGATGGCGGCGGCCTGCATGGGCGTCATGCAGGTGTCTGCGTGGATGGTGTCGGCGCTCATGCCGCCACCCCCGCCCGCCGCGCAGGCTCCGCGCAGCGCTCCGGCATGATCTGCATCGAGCGCATCTGCGCGATCACTGCGTCCTCGATGTCCTCGATCTGCGCGTCGCGGCTGAAGGTTCCGATGATGTCGCGCGCCAGCGCGTCGTTGCGGCTGGATTCCTTGCCGATGTCGCGGCAGCGGATGTCTCCGTTGCTGGCCACCGTGGCCATGAGCCGGTCGCAGCGCCAGGATCTGGTACGGGCCTGGATCAGTGCTGCGATCTGCTCGAAACTGTGCAGGTGGATGTTGACCACCACCGGCTTGTCTGGGCGCCTCATGCCGCTGCCCTCCGCCCGTGCCGGGACAGCTGCTTTGACTGCCGCGCGCTCATCAGGCTGTAGCGGGCCACGCGGCAGCGCTCGCCGTGGCGGTTGCGCACGGTGATCATCTCGCTGCGCACGTCAAAGCCGCTGTCGCGCAGGTCGTAGACCCTGGCGCTGGCGCGGGCGATGCCGAGCTTGCGCCAGATCTGGGCGGCGGTCATGGGGCCTTCCTTGAGTGCATCGAGCAGGATGGCGGTCTGTTTGGTGGACATGGAGGCCTCACTTGATCCGGTTGATGGACACGACGTTGCCAAGTGGCAGCTCGCGCTGGTCGCATGCAGATGAGATGGCGTGGCCGCCGCTGGCGCACCACTGGGCCAGGGCGTCATCGAAGCTGGCGTGGCGGTTGGTCTGGCTGCACGCGCACTCGATGTAGTGCCCGCCGCCGGCGCGCAGGCCGCGTAGGTCGTGCATGTAGCGGGCGACGTGCCCTGCCCTGCACAGCGGCAGCGGCGTGGCGGTGGAGATCATGCGTTGCATGCGCCCTCCCCCGCTTCCGTGGTGACGATGTTGGCTTGCACCCATGCCCGCACACGCGCCCAGCGCGCATGTGGGCTCTCGTCGAATGGGCCGTCCTCGTCGTTGCGCCACATGATCTCGCAGGCCATGGAATAGGCGATCTGCAGCACATTGGCGGCGTCTGCGGCATCCATCGCCCGCATGTCCAGGCCACGGGCCGCGCCGGCCACGCCCAGCGCACACGCGCAGCCGTTGTCATCGAGGAATTGGCTGGCGATCAGCTCACGCACCGGCATGGCATCCAGGGCTGCGCCCAGCTCGCGCAGGAAGGCCTGGCCCCGGGCGCCACGCAAGGCCGAGCGCACCGCGCCGCGCCAGCGGATCATGCTCCAGTTGTCCGGATCATCGTCCCAATTGAGTCTGCTCATGCCCGCACCTCCCCCACCGGCGCCAGCTGGCGCACGGCGGCGCGCTGGACCTCGGCGGCGTGGGCACCGTAGATGCTGGCAGTGGTGCTGGTGTTGCGGTGGCGGGCCTGGGCGCTGGCGATGTGCAGGCCCAGGGCCTCGGTGATGTCGCCGATGCGGCGGTGGCGCAGCTTGTGCGGATGCAGGCGGGCAATGCCGGCAGCGGCGCCGCGCGCGCGCACCACGTGGTACAGGCCGCCGCGGCTGATCCGGCGGCCATGCTGGTTGACGAATAGCGCCGTCTCACCCGCGCCGGCCAGCTTGTGGCGCACCGCCAGCCAGGCATCGATGGCCGCGGCAGTCTGGTCCTCCATGCCCACCATGTCCGCATCGCCCGCCTCGCCGCCCTTGGGCATGGCGTACACGCGCAGGTGGCTGGTGTCGGCCCAGTAGCTGGGGATGGCCGCGCCTGGCGGGCGGATATCCAGCTGGGCCACCTCGTTGGCGCGCAGGGCCGCATCCAGCATCAGCAGCAGCATGGCGCGGTCGCGCAGGTCCACCGGCGTGGTGGTGCCGATGCCGGACACCATCTCGCGCAGCGGCCCCATCTCCGGGGCGATCACACGGCGTGGACGGAAGCGGATGCGCAGGTCCTGGCACGGGTCGTGCTGGATGTAGCGCTCGCGCCGGCACCAGGCGGTAAAGCCGCGCACGGCCTCCAGCTTGCGCGCGGCGGTGCGGCGGGACCACTTGAGGTGCAACAGGCCGGTGTCGATCCACCGGTTGACCAGCCGCTCGCTGATCAGCTGCACCACCGTGGTGTCAAAGCCGGCCGCGTAGGCTGCGAAGTGCCGCAAGTCGGCGCCGTAGGCCAGGATGGTGTTGTGCGCCAGCCCGCGCGCCTGGCGGATGACCAGGTACTGGTTGATGGCGGTATCGATGAAGACAGGGGCTTGTGCGTTCATGCTGCCACCTCGCCTTCAAGCAGCTGCTGGGCCTTGAGCAGGCGCGGCATGGTCTGGCCATCGTCATCGACGCGGGCGATGGCCTCGGCCAGGGTGTATCCCATGGCCTTGATCCACTCCGGCCGATCGAGCACGATGGCCGCGGCCAGGGCCTCGCCGGTAGAAAGTGGCCCCGGGCTGTTGTTCCTCCTGGCTTCGACACAGATGCGCAGGATGTGTGGGAGCTGCATCAGCCGGCCCTCCCGCACTGCGCATCCACCACCGCCCAGCCGGCGCGGCGGGCGTGGAAGCGGTTGCCGCCGCTGGCGCGGTAGGCATCGTGCGCGGCGGCCAGCGCTGGCAGCGGGTTGACACCGTGGTTGCGGGCATCACGGGTGATGGCCACGGCCAGCAGCAGGCGATAGCTGACCTTGGGGTAGTGGGGCAGGACTTGCGCCGGATCGGCGGGTGTGGTGCACTGCTGCATGACTGCGCTCCTTGTTGTGGCGGTGGTCAAATCGAAGCCATCGGCGTTGGCGCGCCGGTGGCTTCCTCGTTGTGGGCGCCTGGGCGGCGCGGGTGGGTGTTCACAGGGCGTCCTCCAGGTTGAGCATGGCGGCGCAGCGCAGGGCGCTGGCCTCGGTGTGGAACAGGCGCGGTTGATTGCCTGGCGTCATTGCGGTGATGGCCTTGCCGAGCGGCGCGCCGCCGGCATCGACCTGGGCAAAGCGGATCAACCGCCAGCGGCCGCCGGCCCCTGGCGCCGCTGCTGGAAACCAGCGCAGCCACTGCGCACCTGGCGCTGGCGAACCCTGCGCGGACATCAGTGGCTGCTCCGCTTGCCCGGCTTGGCCGCGGCCGCCGCGCGCACCGCCTGCATCTGCGCGGCGGTGCTCAGGCACACGCCCATGACCAGGTTCAGGCCGCGCTCGGCCGCCTCGAAGTAGGGCAGGTCATCCGGGCCGATCACCTGGTCGCGCAGCATCGGCTCGATCCGCTCGATCGCGGTGGCCGTGCTGCGCATGAGCTCGCACGGCACGTTGAAGTGGCTGGGCGCGTCGGCCGGGCGCGGCGCCTTGGCGTAGATCAGGCCCTGCCGCTCAAGCAGCGCGGTCAGCAGGCGCTCGCGCCAGGCCTCGGGCAGCGCGCCAATCAGCGATTCCTCGATGTCCACGTGCATGCGGATCTCGCCGATCAACATGCGCTTGACGGTCTGGGTGTTGTTACGGGTGGCCTGGTCCGCGTTGTCGGCGGTGGTCGCAACGCGGAACTCGACCAGCCGGTCGGCCACATCGGTGGTGGCGTGGTAGTGCTGCACCACCGCCTCGGCGTAGGCGTTCCAGGTCATGCGCGACTGCAGCACCGCATCGCTGACGATGGTGCCGATGAGCTGGCTGCGGGTTGGGCGGGCGGCCATCAGGCGGACTCCACCACGCTCAGTGCCGGCGCTGGCGCCGCCACCGGGATCAGCGGCAGTCGCTGCAGCCGGCCATCGTCAAACCACTCGGTGACAGGGCGCTGGCCGGGGCGCTCGATGCGGGTCTGCAGCTGGGTGCGGCAGCCGCCGCCCAGGTAGTCTGTGTGGGCGATGGCGATGCCGACAAATTGCGTCGCGGCATCGGTGTAGGTGGCGCCAAGGATGATGGACATGGGTCAGGCTCCGCTGGTGCGCTCAGGCGCGGTCGTTGAGTTGGGACAGGTCGCCGCCGTTGGCGGCCTGCAGCACGGCGACCATGCGGTCGCGGCGCTGTTCGATCAGGCCGGCGATGCGGCCGTAGATCTGGTCACGGCTGGACTGGTCGGTGATGCAGGCCAGGGCCTGCTCCAGCACCGAGACTTCGTGCTGCAAGTGCAGCAGGCGCAGGGACTGGTTGGGCGGCAACAGGTCCAGGATTGAGGTTTTCATTGCAGCTCTCCACGTGAAACCACGGCTTCTTGGCCCTTTGGCGCCGGCGGGTAATGCTCCATCGCCTCATGGGTCTTGATCACTCGCGCGATGCTTGGCTTGTTCCACCGCCGCCCGCCATGCGGGGCGGGGATGCCCAGCTCGTGCAGCGCCTCGGAGATGCGCTCCAGGCTGCACGGCCGGCCGTTCTTGCCCTGCGCGCGCAGGGCCATGATGCGTTCGCGGTAGGGCCAGGTTTCCGGGTCGCGGTACAGCCGGCCCTCGATCCTGACCACCCCATAGGGCGTGTAGCCAAACGGCCGCGCGGCCTGGCGCAGGTGGCGGGCCACCGCGCTGTTGCGCTCGCAGGTGACCGCCCGCTCGTACTCGGCCAGCGACAGCTGCAGGTTGAGGTTGAGCCGGCCCTGCGGGGTGCCGGTGTCGATCAGCTCGCTGACCGACTGCACCACAAGCCCGCGCGGCTCGGCGAACTGGCGGAAGAACAGCAGCCCGTCCAACGTGTCGCGGAACAGCCGGTCCAGCCGGAACACCACCACCACCTGCGCCTCGCCGGCGCTCAGCGCCTGCATCAGATGCACCCCGCCCTTGCGCTTGTCCAGCGGCGTGCCCGCGCTGACCCCGCGGTCCTCGATGATGTTGACCAGCTCCAGCTCGTGCAGCGCGCACCACTGGCGGATGCGCTCGGGCTGCATGGCCAGCGAGTGCCCGTCGCGGCCCTGCTCCTCGGTGGAGACGCGGATGTAGCCGATGGCACGCATCAGGCGGCCCTGGCCTTGGGGCGGCGCAGTGCCAGCTCTGTCTTCAGCTTCTCCATCTTGGCGGCCCCAGGCTCCTTGATCTGGCCCTGGGCGAATTTCAGCAGCCACCAGTACGACAGGCCAGCCGACTGTGCGATGTCGGGCCAGGTGCCGCGGTGGGTGCGAAGGGTGTTGCGAGTGGCTTCGACGTTGTCCATGGCTAGGCAATCTAGCCACATGTTGCTCCGGCGTCAAGCACCAAATGGCTAGTTTTTTTTGCCAATCTAGCCAGATGAGGCTAGCCGATTCAAATCAATCACTTGCGGATAACCTGAACAGGCTTCTGGCCAGCCAGGACATGGCCCGCATCGAGCTGGCCAAGCGCATGGGCGTGGCCGACGGCACGCTTGGGCGCATCAAATACGGCAAGGGGAACCCCACCATCGACGTGGTGGACAAGATTGCGCGGTACTTTCGCGTCCACCCATGGGAGCTGTTGATGCCGGCCGATCAGTCCATCGGTGAGCCTGGCGCCAGCTACGATGTGGGTGTGCCTGGCCTGGGAGAGGAAATCGCGCGGCTGACCCCTGGACAACAGCAGGCGCTGCTGTCCATGATCCGGGAGTTCAAGGACCCTAGCTAACTGCAGCGGGCCGTTCTGTGTCATCAACATCGAGGAAATGGAATGGAAAACCAAATGCTGACCGGGGTGCTTGGGCTCGTGGTCATTGCGTTCCTGATCGTGCTTGCGCTGCTATGGTTCCTGCTGCCGTTTGCGGTGTTCGGGATCAAGGACCGGCTGGCTGACATCAAACGGGAGATTGCAGCATCCAACGCCATGCTCGAAATGATTGCCAGGCACGCGGCCGTCATCGAGGCTTCTGCCAAGCGAGCAGAGGCAAAGGCGATCGCGCCAACGGTGGCGGCTGATGAGCCGGTTGCGCGCGACTATCATGGGCCACGGACATGAGTGCACATGATCATCGGGCCTTGGTCATCAAGAAGTTGTCCGACAAGAGGTTTGCCGGTGAAAATCCAGCAAACATTGCGAGAAAGCTGCGGAGGGAATTCCCCTCAGTGGCTCCAGATGACCTTCTAGATATTGTCTGGCAAGAGTGCTCGCGTGCTCAATATATGTCCAAACTGCAGTCTTTCCGAGAGCAAGGTGTTAGACGCTACGAGATATCCACGGCCGGTGACAGTGCGACATGTGCGGCGTGCTTGGATCTGGCCGCGCATAGCCCATTCTCTGTCGAGGACGGGGCGCTCCCAGGATATCCACACTGCAAGCGATGCCGCTGCACGATAGTCCCGATCGATTGACATGTAGCCCTCACCCACCCGCCCCACACAGCGTCCGGGTGGCGATCAGTTCGGCTTGGAGCCAGCTGACGTGGTTGTCGGCGTCGGCGCCGACTCGAACAATTCGTCCCGCAGCCTCTGCGCGTAATCCGGCTTGGCCATCCGCTCCGCCGGCAGCGGCGGCAACGCCGGCAGCGAGGCCGGAGGTGGACACACAGCCTTGCCACAGCTGCCGAAACCGCAGCTCACCAGTACGAGCAGCAGCCACAACGGAATCCTGCTGAACCTTGGCATCGTCTTTCCCCTGCTGATAGGCGCGCTCGTTGTCGAGCGATGCGGACATGAAGGTGTCGCGGGCCTGGTGGGCCTTTTCCTGCGCGGCTGCAGTCAGGGCGATCATCCGGTCCTGGTAGGCACGGAACTGGGCGGCCGTGGCCGTGGCCTGGTGGGCCTTCCACGCAAACAGCCCGGAAAACACCAGCATCAGCGAGGCGAACACGCTGGCCCGGATGCCCCCCAGCGCGGCGATGATGGCGTTCATGCGGCAGGCCCGGTCACATGTGATCCCGCGGCAGCGATGAGTGGAGGTCGGTGAAAACTGGTGGCTCAAGCCCTGCCCGGCGCATGAGTGATTCCAGCTTGAAGATGTGCCGCTCGAGCGCGCGCGAGTGGCTGCGCTCCTGGGCGAGTTCATCGCGCAGCCGGCCTACGTCGGTTTCCAACGCGGTCAGCCGTTCGGTCATCATGCGGTAGATGGATTCCTCGGCCTTGGACTGTGCCACGTCAGAATTCACCTCGGCCGCGTTGCGCCGGTTGCGCTGCATCCATCCCCACAGGCCGCCGACCACCCCGCCGATGGCGCCCAGGATGCCGCCGACGGCCGCAAGATCGATCTGCTGCGCCATCACGGTGATCCCTGTCCGCCGTCCTTGAGCCCGGGTTGCTCGATGCCGCGGAACAGCGGGATCAGGATCGCCACGACCACCGCCGCCCCGCCAAGGGCCGTGCCCACCCAGTCCGGCAGCGCGGCCTTGAGTTCGGCTGGCAACGAGGTGTACACGACAGATCCACTTGCCAGCGCGGCCGCCAGCAGCGACAGCCGCGTGGACCACCACTTGCCCCAGTCCGCGATGTCCGGCACCGGTGTGGCGCCCAACGCCCGGATCACCCCTTCGATCGTCAGCTTCATTGCTTTGCCCTCATGTCACGCCTCCACCGCATCGTGCGCGGCCAGGGCGGTGGCGTAGTTGCGGCCCCACTTGGCCCGCAGGCTGGCCCGCGCGGCCGCGTCGCCGTTGCTGTAGGCCCCGGGCCTCCAGTTGCGCAGGTAGTACTGCCAGGCGGCCTCCACCTGCCCTGCGGCCGGCAGCGGCTGCGGATCGGTCCACAGCAGCAGCCTGGCCATGCCAGCGGCCAGCAGGTCGTCATCGTCCAGCGCATCCCAGATGGCACGCGGCTCAAACGGCACGGCGCGCTGCGTGCACAGCACCTGCGCCCGCGTGCGGCTGGCCGGATGGCTGCACACCCCGGCCACCCCGCCACCCAACTCGAACTGCCACAGCCCCCGCGCCGGGCCCTTGCGCTCCGGGTGGCGCACATCCACCACCTGCCAGCGATGGGCAAGCCTGGACTCCTGCAGCGCGATGGCCAGCATCAGCACCACCGCCACCGCGCTGCGCATGTGCCCCGGTAGCACCGCCAGCGCCGGCGCGATCACCCGCGTGATGGCCGTCTCGGGCGCGATGGGCAGGGGCAGCAGCGTGGGCATGCCCGTATTGGATACCAGCCAGTGTTTAGGCGCGGGCCGGGGGCTTATTGCTGGCTGGGCTCCGGCGGCAGGCTCAGTGTCCACCGCTTGTCCGTCACCGCCTTGACGATCGCCATAACCTCGGCACCGCTCACCGTCTTGGTATCACCAGTGAGCGGATCGGTGTAGGTGTAGGTGTCCACCACGATGTCACCGATGGAAGCGTTGAGCGTGCCCATCCACATGCGGCTGTTGACATGCCAGTCACTGATCCGTCGGTCGAACTTCTCGAAGTAGAACAGGACCGTGCCGCTGTTGTCTCGCGGCTCCCACTGGATCTCGATCCTTGGGGCCAGGGCCTCCACCCGGTTGTCAAACTGCGTGTTTTCGCTGATCAGTGCCATAAGTATATCCTCAGGGTTTGTACTGGATGTTGTGGGTGGCAATCGTGCGGTCTGCATGTGTACCGGCGAAGAACATGCGGTCGCCGAAGTCTGGCTTGCAGACCTTGCGCTCTCCAAGGTATTCGATATCTGCAACCTCCCATCCATGATCGTGGGTCAGTAGCTCTTGACCTTGTAGTTCTGGCGTGCACTTGATGCTTCCATCGCGCATATCCATTGGTGTGGTCCTGGACTGGATCACTTCGCCATGTTCCGTTCGCACTGTGTAGCAGTCTTCAAAGCCAAAGTTCATAGCACGTAGCGGCACCATCGCCCGGTCTCCAGTCACTACGTTCACGCACTCAACAATGTCCCCAGCTTGCAGATCCCGCACGTAGCGGCCGTCTGGCAGGACAGTGGTCTCATAGTCAACGCAGAAATCACCACCGCCCGGTGGTGGAGGAGTACCACCGGCACCTTCGCCTGCATTAAGACCGGATTTTGACCCTGCCGCATTGCCAGACTCGTTGGTGTTGTTGATCTCGACATCCAGGCTCAGCATGTTTGTGTGGGCAAGAGTTGTCCTTGCACGAAATGCGACTGTTGACCATGAGTCAAGCGTGGTGTAGCGGATAGATATCTGGATCGTCGTCCGGTTGTTACCGTCGAATGGGTATGACTGGATAGTGCTCCACCCACCGCCGTCATACTGAACCTCGATATACAATTCTTCGTTACCATCATCTGCGGCAATCAGCGTCTTCAGATACACGTCCATCCGCTGGCGCGAGAACCGCTTGGCGTTGTATCCGCTCCCGTTGGCAGGCCCCACGAACCCTGATACTGTGACTGTTTGACTCGACACGGCATTGCTGGCAAGCAGATTGAATGCACTGTCGTTGATCGTGAATGGTGCCAACCGCCCACTCCCTGTATGGATGCGCGTTGACCCAAGTTCCATTGCGGAGGACTTCAGCAGAGAACCTTCGACAATACCACTGACAGTCAGGTTGCCGTTGATATAGCTCAGCAGGTTAGCCGAGTTGCTTGGGTCAACAATGCGGAAGATATTCGCAAGGATCGCAAAGTCCACCACTGACCCGTTGTTGCCAATTTTCATGCCACCGATAAGGTTCCCTGCCTGCACTGACAGGAAGTATTGGGCCAGCACCGACGCGATGTTGTTCTCGCTGTTTGTGGCGCGCGTGGTCAGGGACTGAGTGACAGATGCGTATTTGGAATCAAGACCGAGTGCGCCAGGTGAATAGACAGGTGCAACTGTTTGATCCTGAGTTGCTGCACTGAGCATGGGGTGCGCAATCAAGAAAGTGCGCACACTGCTGCTTGCTGTGTTGACAAACCCACGGAACCACGCGCGCATGGTTGCTGCATTTGCCGGTACTGCGAAGAACCTGAAAACAGTCGTCCAGTCCACACCAGTGGACCCTACTGTTTCATTCGGTCCGCTTATAAATGCGCCAGACGAGTCGAAGAAGTCAACACCGAATCCCATCGAGCCTTCGGTCAATGCATAGATCGTCTGGATGCACACGCGTGAGATGCCGAAGGTCGGCGTTTTCTTCGTCGAGTTAATCAGCAGGTATGCGTTGGCGCCTGCCGCAACTGAGTTCGCAGGCCAGATGACGGACAGGTTGTGTGACCCATAGGGATACGCGAACCCGTTCCGGTCGCGGACCAGGGTAGACCCAACGTTGGCTGAATCCCATCCGAGTTCCCAATCTGTCAGGTCTGACTCGACACCACTGTTTGAAATAACGTTGGCGTTGGGCGCGATGCTGCTTTTGACTTGCGTGATCGCGTTGCCTTGCGATGTTATCGTATTCCCTTGTTGTGTCACAGTGCTAGACAGAGCATTCAGAGCGCTGCTGTCTGCTTTATTTGCAACTGTGTTCTGTAGGCTAGTAATACTGGAACTTTGACTTGTGTTAGTGTTCTCTGCGCTTGTTACACGACTATCAAGTGCGCTGACCACGCTGCTGTCAGCTTTGTTTGCGACTGTATTCTGAAGACTCGTGATGCTGGAACTTTGGGAGGTAACCGTACCTTCAACCGTTGTGACACGAGTATTCAAGGACTGAGTAGCAGAGGCGTACTTACCGTCAATCCCAATCATTCCAGGCGAGTATGCCGGGGGTACGGTTTGATCAGCGGTTGCAGCACTGAGCATGGGATGGGCAATCCACAACACCCGCTCACTACTACTGGCTGTAGTCACATGTCCACGGAACCACGCGCGCATGGTTGCTGCATTTTCCGGCACTGCGTAGAACCTGAAAACAGTCGTCCAGCCCGCACCAGTGGACCCTACTGTTTCATTCGGTCCGCTTATAAATGCGCCAGACGAGTCGAAGAAGTCAACACCGAATGCCATCGAGCCTTCAGCCAGATTGTAGATAGTCTGTAGGCACACCCTTGAAATTCCAAAAGTCGGTGTCTTTCGAGTTGAGTTAATTACTAGAAATGCGTTTGATCCAGCGGCAACTGAGTTAGCAGGCCAGTTCACAGACAGGTTATGAGACCCTCGTGGATAGGCAGGTCCATTCCGGTCGCGGACCAGGGTAGACCGAACGTTGGCCGAATCCCATCCGAGTTCCCAATCTGTCAGGTCTGCCTCGACACCACTGTTTGAAATAACGTTGGCGTTGGGCGCGATGCTGCTTTTGACTTGCGTGATCGCGTTGCCTTGCGATGTTATCGTATTCCCTTGTTGTGTCACAGTGCTAGACAGAGCATTCAGAGCGCTGCTGTCTGCCTTCCCATCAATGCGTGAATTAGCCGCAGTGATCTGGCTACTGAGCGCGGAGTCGGCATTGGCAGTTGATGTCTGCAGGTCAGTCACACTGGCGGACGTGGCAAGCTGCCCTGTGCCAGCGGGCATCCGCGCTTCGACAACCGTCACCCGGCTGCTGATCGCATCGTCGCGCGATACGCTGGCATTCTCAGCTGTTACAACGCGCGCCTCGTTTGCGAGTGTGTCTGTCCCTGTAGGCAGGCGCGCTTCGATAACTCCTGTCCTGGAGCTAAGTGCGCTGTCCGCGTTTGCGCGCGTCGTTGCCTCCTGTGTTACGCTCGCCGACGTCGCAAGGGTGCCCGTGCCGGTCGGCATCCTCGCAACAACGCCATCAAGCCTTGTGGACTCGGTCTCGATGTCGCTGGCGTTGGTGTTGCCCATATCGATGGACGCAGCCACCGCTTCGCCCAGCGAACTGTAGTTGCCGATGGCTTCCCAGTATGTGGGGCTGCTCTCTGGTGGGTTGTCTGTAGTTTCCTGCAGGGCGCGGTAGAGCGTGCCGTTGCGCTTGACAAGATCGCCGGCCGGGTAGGTGACGCCAGTAGCCCACTCGTCGGCGCCAGTGATGTCAGCCACCTGGGCGCCGATCACGTCCGCGTGGGCGATGGCCGCATCGCGTGCGGCGTTGGCCTTGGCTGTTGCGTCCGCTGCGGCCTGTTCTGCCAATGCCACCAGCGCATCGGCGCGTGCCTGGGCTTCGGCCGCAAGCGCATCGGCCGCCGCCGCGTCCGCATTGAACCTGTCGATGATTTCCTGCGCGACTGCGGTATCCACTTCCTCCAGCTTTTGCGCCAGGTTGTATTGCAGCGTCTGCACCAGGATCAGCATGTCCGGCGACAGAACACCGCTGGTGTTGCGCGCGCGGATGGCGAAGGTCCACTGGCCGGCCGAAGGCAGGACGGATTCAAACGGGCCGGTGTGGTAGCCATCGCCCAGCGGCTGCATGGTGTCCCAGTTCGGGAGTGCGACATCCCCTGCGGTGTAGCGGATCTCTGCGCCGAGCAAGTCGGGCGATTGGATCGTGTCTCCGGCGTAGCCCCAGCTGTAGCGACGGATGCCGCTCGGGTCCTCGCTGATGGCGAACGTGTCGAACAGGATCGGCGCCGGCTGGGCGTTCACGGTGGTGTAGACGATGGATGCAGCCCCGCCCACGATGCCGTTGCGGTCGTAGGGGCGCACCACGATGGCATAGGTGCCCGGGCCCGGAATCCGGAAGCTCGCGGTCCGGGTTTGGGTCTGCGCGACTTCCACAAGCTCATCGGTCGGGCTGGCGTTGTCCTGCGTGAGCACCGCGGCGTATTGCATGTCGCCGTCCACGTCGAAGGTGACAGACAGCGTGGTGTAAACCGTGTTGCCCTGGACGTTGTTCTGCTCGCTCACTCGCACGTTGCTGACGACCGGGCGAACGTTGAGCGAGGTGCCTTGCGTGGGCGGGGTGTACTCGCCGGTGAGGACGTAGGTCCAGAATTCGTCACTCTCCGGCACCACGCTGATGCGCGCGCCTTTCAGGTCCGACTCGGGCTCGATATTGACGACGCGCACCCGATAGCCCGGGGTCTGCTTGAAGTCGTAGATCCAGATGCTGTCGTGTGCCGGGAAATCCTCGCCGGGAAAATCAGCATCTGACGGCCACGGCTCGGCCAGGGTGATCTGGTTGGTTTCCGCAGCGAAGGGCTGCACGGCCAGCACGCGGTAGACGGTCTCGCCCAGCACACGGACACCGATCCATGCATTACCCGATGCTGGCGGCGGGACCGGCTCGTCCAGTTGCAGTGTGACTGTGCCAGCATTGATCGTTGCACCTACAAGCCGCCCGCCATATCCCCACTGCGTCATGTCGTGCGCAAGCTGCAGCACGGACATGCGACGGTATGTCAGATGCTCCAGGTCTGTGTTGAAACCAATGGACTTGAACTGATACAGGCTTTGCCCGAGGTGATAGCGCGCCATCTTGGCTGCGTGGTCCGCATCGCTGACGCCCTCGCCCGACACCTTCGCCGGGTTGAGCGCGACGGTCACGCCGGGCGCGCGCACGATGACGGTTTTCGTCTCCCACGTCAGCCTGTCGAAGTAGCTGTATTCGATCCCATCGGCCGCAGATACCAGCGAGTAGTCAACATTGAAGCTGGCCTTCTTGATCGTGGCCATGTTGACCACGCCGCTGATCGGCTGGTCGTCTGCTGCCCACACGACAGAGAACTTGCCGCCGGCCCAGCTGATCTGCCCCATGCCTGCCAGCGCGATGGTGTTGCAGACATCGTCATGCGACTTTGCATCCTTGACGATGTAGTCATACGTGAACCCGTTCGCCGTGCAGTGCAGCATGAACGCCTTCAGCGCGTCCATGTCGATCATGTCGTCTGTCAGCCCGAGGCCTGAGTAGCGCACCTGGCCTGCGCTGGTTTGCATGTACAGCCCGCGCGCATAGGCCAGCAGCTGCGCACCTGGATTGGACAGGCCCTGTGAGCGCTCAGTCGCCGTGACCCACCCAGCCGTTGTCCAGACATCGATCGGCTCGGACTTGACGACGCCCCGGATCTCGTCTGGGTAGCCGTTGAGCTGGCCAGTGGCCTTTATCCGCAGGCCGATGCGCGGAATGCCGGTATAGTCCGTGGTGTCAGGCTGCACGCTATTGAGCGTGGTCCAGGACATCTGGATGTGCGCGCCCTTGCCGTCGGTGTCGTTTCCGTTGCGCTTGACGCGGATGTCGTACTGGCCGACAGATGGAAATGTGAACTCGACTGTCTTGCGCTGCTCTGTCTGCTCCTTGCTCACGACGTGAGTCGTTGCCAGCGCAAGCCACGTCGTTGAGCCTGTCGGCCGGTACTGGGCGGTGATGTCCTCCTGGTTGTTCTTTGGCTTGCCCTTTGTCGTGGTATCAAACAGCACGTAGCTGTAGTTGAGCATTACCGACATGGTGCCGAGCGATGTCGTTCGCTCGACCCACACGTTTGCGTCATCAAGAGCGCCGCCGTCGGTGGTATCCACGTTGCTGTAGAGCGGGATCGCCTGTTCCGGCATCCCGGGAAAGCCCGAATACCACACGTCCACGCCGTCGAATGACGACAGCAGCGTGTCGCCGTTGTACAGATCTCCGATCTGCTGGCAGTTGAGGCCAGGCGTCATCGTCATGACGACGTACTGGTCGTTGCCCATGTAGTAGGTGTATGGCGCGCTGATATAGTCCGGCGTGCTGCGGACCTCGCCGAACACGATGCCGAAAGGCTCGTTCGGACGCGCGGTGTTCCTGGCCGCGCCGATGCTGTAGACGCTGTCCTGCTCCTGCCTTCCGATGTTTGGGATCTTAGGGCCCAGCACGCTGTTGATAAGCATGGAGCCGGCTATGAACAGACCAGCGCCTATTGCAGATGCCACCCCTGCACTGACGCCGAACGTCGTACCGATCCATGCAGAACCAGCACCCAGCGTGAAATAGGACAGCACTGCAATGGCAACCAGTTGCAGCACATTGTCACCAAGCGCCCCGCGCAACTCGATGACCTGCCCATCCTTTGGCCGCACGTTGTGCCATAGATGACGCTGGACATCATGTCCTCCGATGGACACGTGCCACTGCTGGCCATCCAGGCGCTCAACGTGGCGCTGGAGGAATGCATACAGGCTTTCCCCCGGCAGCAGCTGGCAATGGACGATGCGCTGCCCATCCAGAAGAACCGGGTGAGGGGTGAAGTTGAACTGTGTCAGTTGGCCCACTTGTAGATCCTTTCGATGGGTGCGCCCAGGCTTGCAAGGTCGCGCACTGCATGGGTTGTGCTGAATGGAATGCCTGCACCGACGTGCAGCACCCAGCCCTCATGGGCCAGGTTGAAGTACAGGCCGACATGGGTCGGCACGGGCAGGCCGCGATCGAACATGAGTACCAGGTCGCCATCTGCCGGCGCGTCAGTTGGCACTGCGATCTGCCTGGCTACCGACTGCACCATCGGCAACCGCTTGCGGCCGCGCGGATGTCCGCCTGGAAGATCCACTTCTCGGCCCATCAGCTCACGCGATACCAGCCGCACAAGATCCACACAGTCAAAGTGCTCAGGGTCGTATGCGAGCCCGATGTACGGCGCGAGATCGCGGCTGCGCATCAGTACAGGCCAGGCGTCAGTTCCGGGGTGAAGCGCTTGTTCATCGCCTGCTGGCGCATCAGGTAGTCCATGCCGCAGGTGGCGCTGGCACGGGTGGGCGACACGGAAACCGACGCCATCGGCAACGCGAAGGTGCGCTCGATCTGGTTCGGATCTCGCCGGCTGGCGATCATCAGCTTGGCCATGACCAACTGGTTTGGGCCGACGCGCTCAAGCTCGTTTGTCAGGCCCCGGCCCACGTTGTCGATCACAAGTTGCGTGCGTGGGGTTTCGCCCGAGGTATCGTTCGGCAGGGTGAACCCGAATGGATAGCCGGTGTACACCTGGCCGTTGCTGGTCCAGTCGCGCGTGTCGTTGACGATGTGCAGCGGCGCGGTGAAGGCCGGGCATGTCACTTCCAGCAGCATGATGATGCCGTCGGTGTCGGTGACCTGCTGGATCTGCTTGGTGAATGCGGTGCTCATCGCATGTACTCGAATGTGACCTGCCGGCTGGCACTGGTGTACTGCGGATTGCGTGGGCTCAGCCGGCCGATGCTGCCACCCTTGAATCGTGCAGACACCGTGGCGCCAGTGCGTGGATGCACAAGGTCGAAGTATCCGATGCGCTTGATGTCGGTGATGTACCAGGTCTCGAAGTCAGCCATCTCGGTCTTGCTGGAAAACAGCAGCGTGGCGGCCAGCTCCTGGCTGACCCGACTGTTTTCGATGCGCTGCTTTGGCGGGCCGCGGTCCATGTCGCTGCGCAGCACCGATGGGTCGAACTCCTCGCCAAAGTCGGCCACCAGGATCTTGACGTAGGCCGGGAAAGCGCTCAACCGACTGTCTCCTTGAGGCCCGGGAACCTGCTCTTGAGCGACCTGACGGTCTTGCCGCCGCTGGCCTGGTCATCGGCGATGATGTCGATCACCAGCTTGCGCAGACTGTTGCCATCTGGCCCGTTTGAGAACTCCTCCCGCGTTGCCACCTTGTTGCTGCCGTAGTTGTTGACCTGCACCTGCAGTGCCCCAGCCGCACCGCCGGCTGCGCCGCCACCAGCCGCATACCGGGCCGGGATCACCGTGCCGTCGGCGCCTGGTAGCAGGTAGGTGCGGCCGTTCTGGCGCAGTAGCTCGGGGGCGCCGCCTTCGCTGACTTCGTAGATGGAGCCGGCGCGGATGGCGCCGCCGGTGGCCTTGCCACCGCCAAACAGGCTGCCGACCCAGCCGCCGATGGAGGACATCCAGCCGCCGGCGCTGCCGGTCTGGGTGGTGCCGTACACGCCGAAGATCTGGTCCATCAGCCGCTCGGCGGCCATCTCCAGCATGCGGTTGCGCAGGCGCTCCAGGGCGTTGATGGCCACATCGCCAAAGCTGTCGGCGCTGGTGGCTGCGCCCATGAACAGGTCCTTGCCGGCATCGCGCACGCTGTCCATGGCATCGATCTGGTCGTTGGTGGCGCGGCGCTCCTGCTGGAGCTGCCTGGTGTTCTCTGCGATGGTCTTGCCCCAGTCGCTTTCGCGGCTGACGCCGGCGCGCAGCAGGTTGGCGCGGATCTCCAGTTCATCGTTGGACAGGCCCAGCGCGGCGCGTTCGGCCTGCAGGTCATTGAGCATCGCGATGTATGGGCCGTCCATCTCGTACATGGAGCGCTGCAGCTCAGCCTCGACCATCTTCTGGTCATTCAACTGGGCCTGGGTGATCAGGGCCTTCTGGCGGGCCGCATCCAGCCCCTGCAGGCCCTCGTGCTCGATCATGTACCTGACCTTGGCTTCCTCGCTGGCATCGCGCCCCAGCGCGATTTCCTCGGCGTAGCGGTCCATCAGGCGCTGGTAGGTGCGCTCGAGCTGCTGGGCGGCGCGGTCTTCCTCGCTGAGCGCGGCCTTGCGGGTGCTGGTGTCGGTGGTGCCCGCTGGAGCCACAGGATTGCGCTGTGCCATTGGCCTCAAGGATGGCTGTGGATCTCCAGGATTTCCTTGATTTATGAGCACTCGAGGTTTGCTTGTGTCACCGAACAACGCAATACTTTGATCTTCCAAATCTCGCAGCTGAGCCAGCCGTTTTTCAAGATCCTTGTCAGACATTCCGCTGACAGTATTCAGTCCGAATGCATTTCCTGCTCCTGCCCATCCACGGCCTAGTCTTCCCAGAAATGTGTCAGATGTTCCACTCGACCGTGCAGCCTGCTCCTGCTCGATGTTTGCACGTTCGTATCTAATTTGTGCAAGGTCACGGACGTTGGCCGTTCCTCCGACTTGCTGTATTCCGAATGCATCCAGTTTGTCCTTTGCTTCTCCAAGCATTGCTACAAGCTGTGCCAGCACGCCAACAAGCTGCAGTGATTCTTCGATGAAGCCAGCAAATCCTGATTTAACCTGTGGATCGTCCAGTGTTTTGATCAGATCCTCTATCGACTGGCGCAGGCCCTTCAACCCCTCGCCTTCGGCGTCTCCTTCCAGCAGGTTTCCTACCGTAATTTTCAGGGCCTTGAGCGCGCCGCCCAACGTGTCGCGTGCCGCAACTGATGCGCCGCCATAGCTCTCGTTGAGGATGTCGATGATGATCTTCTGCGCTTCGGCCTCGCGGCCGGCATCTTCCAGCGCCTTGATGCTTTCGCGCACAGAATCGGTGAATGCTGCGCCAAACCCCTGTTGGGCCAACGCGGCTGCGGCCTTTGTCGGAGATTCCAGTGCCCGTCCAACGATTTCAGCCGACTGGGTGACACTGATCCCAAGGCGCGTGGCCTGATCGATGGCCACCTGCAAAGCCGGTGCAAACTGCTCCTTGGCGATGCCGCTGTAGGACAGCAGACGCGTGGCGGCATCGGTGACTTCGGTCCCACTGAAGGTGCTGGCCTTGGAGATGGTATCGGCCATCCCCTTGATCTGCTCTGCGCTGAAATTTGCATCCTGGCCACTGGACCTGAGCACGGCATTGAGCTGGGCCATCGAGTTCTCGGCCTCGACGCTATTCTTGATGACCAACGCCAGGGCACCGGCGGCCAGACCGCCCAGCGCCAACGTTCCGGTCCTGACGGCAAGGCCGATGCTTTCGCCGAAGCTGGTCCAACGCTTGCCGGCATCGTCGGCAGCCTCTCCTGCCTGCCTGGCCTTGACCGAAACGCTATCCATGGCCGCCTTGACGTTGCCGTCGCCGTCAACCTCAAACCGCACCTGAAACCGTGCCGGGCTGTTAGCCATCACGCCGCTCCTGTCGCATGTGTTCCACGGCCGCGCCGATGCGCGCACGCTCGGCGTGCTGCAGGTCGGCCAGGGCCTGGGGGATATCGGTGATGCCCAGCGCCTCGGCGCGGGCGGTCAGCATGGCCAGGCAGTCGGCGTAGCGCAGGCCGGTGGGCACGCCGCTGGGCGCGTACTGGAATTGCGTGGCACAGGTGAGGTAGGCCAGCGCCCCTGGCTGGGCATCGGGCAGCAGGCGCGGCTGCGGGCAGTCGGCGCAGATGGTCTTGCACTGGCTGCAGGCCTCGGCGGTGAAGCTGTCGCCGTAGCGGTCCTCGAAGTCCCATAGCCGCGTGCCATCGCTCAGGCCTGGACCCGCGCCGGCATGCCAGCGGACCCAGGCAGTGAGTTTTTTGGGACGCCCTCGCGGCTGGCCCGGAACAGGGCCTCGCGCACGGCAGTGGCAAACCACTGGTGCGCCAGCAGCGCATCCAGCGCGGTGGCTGTGAATGGCTGCGGCGTGCCGTCCTCGCCCTCGATGCCGCGCCAGTCGCGCACCCGTGCGGCCACCTCGGCCAGGTCCTCGGTTTCCACCAGGGTTGCCGCTTCCATGACCGCGCGCATGTCATCGATGTTGCGGGCATCGCGCAGGGCGGCCACGGCCGGGTCGCCCACGCGCTCGACCGCGCTCTTTTGCCGCTCGCGCAGCTCGGCGCGGGTGAACAGCCGCATGTGCAGCCAGATGACCGGGTCCTCGCCGCCCTCCTGGGCCGCCGGCAGTTGCACCGGCACCCACATCAAACCAATTTCCGCCGCCCTGAACATCGTGCTGGTGCCTCCTGTTGTGCGCTGGATCAGACCGTGGCGCGGGCGCTCTTGAGCACCGCGGTGACGCCGACTTCGCTGCCGGCCTGGCGATAGGCGATGAAGGTGAAGTTCTGCTTGATGCCGCGCGGGCCGGTCACGCCCGGGGTGGTGGTCTCGATGGTGGACAGCGGGATGGTGATCACCAGCTGCTCGTTGCCGGCGGTGCCGGCGCCGGTGCCGCGGGTCATGGTGATCTGCAGCTTCAGGTCGGCGTCGTCGCGGGCCTTGATCAGCAACGCCGGGGTGTCGAACTGGGCCACGCCATCGCCGGTGATCAGCACCTGCCCCTCGGGCATGTCGTGGCGCAGGCCGCCATCGTTGAGGCAGTACAGCTCGGTGTCCAGGTCGTTGTCCCAGTTGATGTTGAGGGTTTCGACGCAGACATCGGTGGTGCCATTGTCCAGCAGCAGCGACAGGCCGGCCAGGGCAAAGGCGGCGTGGCCAAAGTCATCCGGGGTAGCATCCACGGCCGTGGTCGGCATGGTGCGCAGCGCCGCGCCGGCCAGGTTGAAGGTGGCCTGCTGGGTCGCAGCCGCCGTGCTGAATGCAAACGCGCCGGAGGCAATGCGGATGTCGGTGTCGCGCACGTAGCGCCCGGGTACGGCGATGCGGTCGCTGTAGTCGCGCTCGATGCCCAGCGCTGCTGGCAGCGCGTTGATGCCCTGTCCCACCTGGAAGGTGTGGGTGTACGGGGCGGTGGTTCCGGACGTTGATGGCACGCCGATCAGGTGCTTGAGCCAGAAGGCGATGCTGGTGCCGATGGTCACCACCGCACTGCCGGTTCCGCCCACGCGGCCGCGGGCGCCGCGCTGCTGGCCACGGAAGCCGCCGGACAGGGTAGGGTCCTGCTCCAGTGGGTTTGTGGCGTTGTAGTCCAGCGTTCGCAGATACAGCAGCTCGGCTTGGACAGGGTCGTCCATCTGGCGGATGGCCGGCTGAGTGAAGCCCACGATCTTGGTCAGTGCACCGGTGGCCTGGGCCATGGCGGGTTACTCCTGGAAGGCAGCGAAAAGGCGCCAGCCACACGACCATCCGCGGGCGGCGGAGTCGACGGTGTGGGCCGCGTGGCTGGCATTGAGGGGATGGGCGCGCATCAGCCTGCGCGCTCGATGGTGGTGTTGATGCGCAGGCGCGCGTACAGGTAGTGCGTTGGGTGGCGCACGTTGCGGTCGGTCTGCAACTCCACCACCCGCGCCAGCGTGCAGCTTTCGCCCAGCGATGGGTTGCGCAACAGCAGGCGCACCAGCGCGGCCGGGATGGCATCGGTCTGCTCGACACTGCGGGCCACATCCTGCTGTATCCACAGCAGCGACAGCTCGATGTCGCCGGCCCAGTCCTGCTGACTGCTGCCGATGACCATGCCGTCCATGCCGCCGCCCTCGTTGCCGGCATCGCTTGCGGTCATGTCGCCGGCATCGTTGATCCAGCACGGCAGGTGCTCGGCGCCGATCTGGTCGAAGCGGCGGTTGCCGTCCAGCACGCGCGGGATCACCTGTTCGTTCCCGGCGCCCAGGCGCAGGGCCTGCATGTCCGCGACAAACTGCGCGTCGGTCAGCAGCAGGCTGCGCAGCGCGGCGCGGGCGGCGGGGTTCATTGCGCGCCCATCTGCCTGGCCCATGCATCGGCGGCGGCATCAAGATCGAGTTCGGCGATGGCGTCGCTGAAGTACGGACGCGCGGGGATGGCGTGGGCGCGGGGATTGCCGTAGGGCTGGTAGCCGTCATGCACGGCGCGGGCATAGGTGGTCTCGTTGAAGACGATGGCCGCGTTGCCGGAAAGCTGGAAGTTCATGCCACGGCGCAGCGTGCCAGTGCGGATTGGGATTGGGTACGTGCCCGGAGCTTCGGTGCCCGGGCCGCCCGCAAGCCGCGTGGCCGTGCGCACGGCCTGGATTCCAAGGCTGCGCAATAGCGCCTCACGCGCGGCGGGGATCAGCATCGCGCCCTGGCCCATGGCCGCCTGCACCTGTGCTGCGTCGAACACCGCGCGCAGCCTCATGCCGTCCACCCGCTGTCGGCCGGGCGCTGGTAGGGGCCGGTTTCTGCACCGGCCAGAGACGCGCCGGTGCCCGGGTACGGGCTGTTGCCGCCAATGGCCAGGGCCATGTTGGCATCGGCGCAGTCATCCATCTGCTGGGCGGTCTCCAGATACTGTCGGCGGTCGGCGTAGCTGAGTGCGTCGCGGCTGCTGGCGGCATTTGAGTCGATGAACCCCGCGCGGGCGCGCCACAGCCTTGCGCTGACCCAGCACAGCTCCGCGCTGCGCAGGTGCTCGTAGGCGGCGCTGTCTGCGGCCACGGTGTCGTAGCCAGCGCCATAGCGGGCGGTGGCCCACACCGTGGCGCGGGCAATCAAGCGCTCCAGATAGCCGTCCTGGGTGGCCCAGTCTGCTGGCGTGCCGAACTGCTCGCGCCGGAATCCGGCGTCTGCAATGTCCTGGAGCGTGACCTTGGCCGCCATTGCCGTGGGCGGGCCGTTGCCGGCCCACCCTGCCCCGTCAGCTGAAGGCCACGCGTGCGACCTGGTCCTGGTCGCCGACCACGGCGTTGTACTGCCCGCGGCCGTACCAGTCCTCGGCGGCCACGCTGGGATCGCGCTTGGACTCGATTGTCAGCGCCTTCCAATCGGCCCGCTTGAGCTTGCGGCCCGGCAGCACCACGTAGTAGCCGGTGTCCGCGGCGGTGACCTTGGTGGTCACGATGACGTTGCGCACGGAGAATGCCACCGGCTGCTTGGCCACGCCGTACTGCACCATGGTGCTGCCGCGGCTGGCCTCAAGAAAGGCCAGCACGTAGCCCACGCGCTCGGGGCTGACCACGATGTCCACCTGCGGGTTGCTGCCCACCGCGTAGCCCTTGGCCTCCACCTTGCGCAGGATCGAGGACACCGCCGCGTTGAAGGTGGTCTGCGCATCGGTGGCAAAGGCCACGTTGATGCTGGCGCCAAGGCCGGTCAGCAGGCCGTAGTGCAGCGCGGCCTTGCGGTCGTAGTACGTGGACATGTACTCGTTGATGGCGTCGGCGATGTGGTAGTACTTGCTGAACTGGAACCACTCGTCCAGGATGCTGAACCCATCGCCAAAGGTCAGGTACTTGACCGCCGCGCTGGTCTCGTTGATGTTGCGCCGCGGCTTGATCGCGCCACCGGGCTTGATCTGCTCCCAGGTGAAGCCCATCGACGCGCCACGGATCTCGAAGCTGTCCTGGTTGCTGCCCAGCATGCCGGGCACCTCGTCGAACAGCACCTGGTAGCCCAGGTCCATCTCGCGCACGTTGCTCGCGTAGAAGGACACCACGGCCGCGCTGGTGGTCTGCAGCAGCGGATTGTCGCCGGGGGTGGCCCACTTGGCGCCATGGCGGGCGGCGCGGTCGGACTGCAGGTAGGCCTTGACCCGCTCGGTGGTCAGCCCTTCGCTGCCGCCGTGCATGATCGACTTTCCGCCAGACATCGAGGCCGCGGCGGCCTCATCGGCGCCCAGCACGTCGTTCATCAGCACCGGCAGCAGCATGGCGGCCTTGAGGCTTGCAAACAGCGCGCTGCGCTGGGCATCGGCGCCGTTGATGGCGGCCAGGCCGTCGTAGTTGATCGAGAGCTTCATCGCGGGGGCCCCTTAGAAGGACTTGAACAGGAAGATGGGGGACACCGTGGCCGCCGCGGTGGCCGGCTGGATCGCCGTGCCGCAGGCAGTGTTGCCGGTCGCGGTGGTGGTGAAGCGCTTGTTGGTGTTGTCCCAGTACAGTGTCGCGCCCACGGTCCAGGCCTCGCCCGTGGCCTTGGCCGCGTCGGACACCTCGGACTGATAGACGTGCTCGCCGGACGCGCCGGCGGCCTCGGTATTGAGCGGGATGAACACCTTGCCGCCCTCCAGGAACGGCACCTTTGCGGTCACGGCGCCGGTCGCGGCAAAGCGCGTCTGGAACACCTGGCCGGAATCACTGCGCAACTGCAACATGGTCAGGCTCCTGTCAGATCAGCGAGGCGCCGGCGAACACCGCCGGTGCGTTTTTCCGGCCGTCGGGGTCATCCGTCGGCGGGTGTTGGTTGGGGTTGCCGCCGCGCAGGCCACCGGCCGGCACCAGCGACTCGTAGTGCTTGGCGCGGGTTTCCAGCGCGGCCAGCGGAAAGCCGGCGTAGATGGCCTCGGCGGCCTTGACCGATTCGGGGTCATCGGCGCAGGTGCCTTGCGCACGCTCGCCGGCCACGATGGTGTCCACCAGCGCCTTGCGGTAGGCCTTGCCGGCGGTGACCGCCTCGGCCAGCAGCGCGGGGTTGTCGATCAGCGCGCCATCGTCGCCCAGGGCCTGGCGGGCCTTGAGCACGATCTCGCGGGCGGGCTGGGCGGATTTGAGCTCCGCCTCGGCGGTGGCGGCCTTTGTCAGTGCTGCATCCAATTCGGCTTGCGTGGGCATTGCGGTGTCCTCGGAGGGGTCGGTCTTTGCGCCCTTGACGGCGCGGGCGCCCGGCTGGGCACCCAGCCAGACCAGGGAGGCTTCCAGGGCTTCGCCCGGGGAGGTGATGCGGCGCGCGGTCAGCTCGCGGCCTTCGGCATCTGTGATCGGCCCGGCGCTCTTGGCGGTGAAACCGATCGACACGTCGGAGACGATGCCGGCATCCAGCTTGACCAGCAGATCCTTGTTGCTCTCGGTGCGGGCCAGGTACGCGCTGGCCATCAGCAGCGTGGCGGTGGTCACCGTCGGCGGCCATTGCAGGTCCGGGGCGCGCAGCAGGGTGCGGGCCTCGTCCAGGCTCATGTGCTGCAGCTCCGCGGCAAACCAGCGTCCTTCGCCCGGGCCGGAGTCGCCATCCCAGCCGGAGGGATGCCGGATGAAAAGCCCCTTGCCAGGCAGCGTGCGCGCAAAGTCGGCCAGCAGCGTGTCGTCGAAGACCTCGTTGTCGCGGTCGATGGCGTTGTGCGCCACCACGAAGGTGCGCACGTACAGCTGCTCGGCGCTCATCTCCGACAGCGCCAGCTCGTTGATCAGCGCCAGGTGCTCGGCCGACGGCGCGGCCGATGCCTTGATGCGCAGGCTCATCGACTTGTGGCGCACGGCGCTCACTTTGTGGCCACTCCCCGCACTGGCTTGAGGTTGACCCGGCGCCACTCGGCCTTCTCGATGTCCAGCGGGCCGGTGTAGTCGGGCAGTTTCCAGCCGGCGTCGATCGCAGCCGGCGGCGCATCGGCGGCCGCATCGTCATGGGCGATGTCGTCTGCCGGGCTGGCCTGGGCCTGTGCCGGCGGCAGCCTGGCGGCGGCCGCATCGATGGCATCGAGCGCCTTGGCACGCGGCTTGCCGGAGCCCTGCTCCAGCGCCTTGAGCGCGGCCAGGTCCTGCGCATCCAGATGCACCAGCGCATCGCCAAGCTCGGGGATGGTGAGGTTCTGGATTTCAGCCAGGTCTTCGGCGGTCTTGGTGGTCATGCTCGCTCCGGCGGCAGCCCACGCACACGCGGGGGCACTTCAACACGGCACGAGCCTTCCAGACTTTGGGTTTAATGTCGTCACCAGCGCTTATCGCGCGGTGGCAGCACATGGGTGACCGTTCGTCGGCAAATTCAAGATTTCTCGCTCCACTCCCTTGACTGATCCTAAAATTAGGATCAATCTACGCACATGGGATGGCCATCGGGGCCGCCCACACAGGCTGAGGAGCCGACCATGACCACCAACACCACCACCAACAACAGCATCACCTCCATCAAGGCCGAGCTGGCCGACTTGACTGCAAGGGCCCGCGCGTACCGCAATACCCACAACGAGGGTGGCTACGGATACAACCCTTACGATGCCAAGATCGATGATGCCTGCCGTCGCTTGCGCGAGGCCGAGCTGGCTGACTACGCCGCTCGCTGGCCGCAGATCCGCGCAGCATGGAATGCCGCGCTGGCCAAGTACACCAACAAGGACGGCAATATCGACATGCGCAACCTGCCCAAGATCGAAGCCGAGGCCGGCATCACGCTGGGTGACATGCAGGCCGTCAAGGCCATGGCCGGAGCCTGAGCAATGACCACTCTTTCGGCGACCATGTACACGCTCGGGCAGCTCGCCCGGGCGATCTATCCAGACGGAGATATCCCTCCAAAGCTACTGGACACGCTGCTTGCCAAGCCTGCAACAGGGTTTGCGTTGCTCGTCAAACAGCGTCGTCGCAGCCACGCAGATGAGATCGCACGCCTGACAAATGCGCTGCCTGCCGACCTGGTAGATCCACCCGGCGGAACGCCAATCGAAGACCAGGGCGCATTCTGGACGGGCTGGTATCACTACATGGCCGCGCTGGACAGGTCCAGGCATCTTGGCCCCGAGCACCTTGCCCGTGCTGGTCGGCTGTTGTACGGAGAGCGCTGGCAAACAGACCTGGCCCGAGAGCTGTCCATCAACGACCGCCGCGTGCGTGCATGGATGCAGGGCGAGCGCAGCATCCCGGCCGGTGTGTGGGCCGACGTGGCCGTGCTGCTGCGGCAGCGACAGAGCGAGGGCCTTGCGCTGCTGGCCGAGATGTGGGGCGAGGGCTGATCAATCCCTTGGCATGATGGTGCAGCGGCACTGGGGGTGGCTGTCGCGGCCCGGTATCGGTGACGCAGGATCTGCCACCAGGTATGGGCCGGCGGCGGCTAGGGTGCGGCAGATGCGCGAGACCAGGGCATCGTTGGCGGTCTCGTAATCGTAGCGGGTGACACCCTGCTGCCGCAGCAGGTCGAGCTTGCCTTCAGACTGCGCCATCGCAATCTCGGTCCTGGCAAGGCGCTCCCAGTTGTAGTTACCTGCCGCGAATCTTGCGCGCAGCGCGGCGGCCACATTGACTGGGTTCTGGCCGTCGAACTCGCCGGAGGTGAGCGCTGCAACGATGCGTGTCTGGTACTCGCGGGCGATGCCAGACCTGACCAGCTCCAGCCCGCTGGTCGCATAGACGGTGCGGATGCGCTCGCGGGCGGCGGCGATGGCCGCGCGCACCAGCGCATCGCCAAAATCTGCGGATACTTCGAGCCCTGCATTTGCGATCCCGCGCTCCCATGCGCTTTGCTGGGCCCCCACAAGAGTCTTGGTCATCGAGGACTGCGCGGCATTGCCACGTGCGGCCAGTGATGCGGTGAGGTCCTGGTCGAAGCGGAAGTCGTCATCGGCCATGCCATCAAGGCCAAGCTCATCGAACACGTCATCGCGCAGTTCGACCCAGCGGCCCAGCAGCCTGTCGATGGTGGCGGATTCAAGCCTGGGAAGCGCAGGATCACGCTGCGCCCAGCTTTCCCCGCCATCTTCCTCATCGTCTCCACCGGCCTTGGAACCGGACTTGCGCCGTGGCGCGCCGCGGCTGGCGCGCAGGCCATTGTCCACGCCGCGCGGGCTTGGCAAGGGCTGGCTGGTCTGGCCCAGCATCATGGCCGTCTGCGCGGCCAGGAAGTCGGCCTGGGCGCGCTTCTGGATGTCCATCAAGTTTGGCGTGACCTGCACCAGCTTCCAGTCCCCATTCTTCCAGGTGCGGCCGCGGGCGCGCAGCATGGCCTCCACCGGCCGGCGCAGCTGCGGCTCGCGCAGCTCGAAGCGCGTCTGCGCTTCCTGCAGCACGATCACAGATTGCTGCTCGCCGATGCCGGCCGCCTGGCTCCAGGTTACGCCCAGCATCCAGCCCGGCAGGCCAAAGCCGGCCACGATCTGCTCCAGGATGTGCCGGGCCGGGGCCTCGATTTCCAGCGCCGTGCCGTTGGCGCCGATCACCCCGATGGTGATCTCATCGTCCATGGCCGCCGCCGTGCTCAGGTCCACGCTGTTGCCGCGCGCCTTGGCCTGCAGGGCCTTGGCCAGGTCGGCGGCGATGGCGCGGGCGCGCCGGTCGGCCTCGGCCGCGTCCACCTTGCGGTTTTTCGTTCCGTAGTGGACGTGGAAGCTGGGGTCGCCAAAGCGCTCCCATGCCCGGCCTGCGGCGTTTTCCATCTTCAGCAGGATCTGCGCGACAAACGGCATGCTGCGCAGGATGCTGACCCCATAGGGGTCGTCGGCCTCGGGCCGATGCAGGGCAAAGCTGCACTGGCGCGCGTCCAGCTCGACAAATCCCTCGCTGCGCAGCCCGCTGACGGTATCTCCGCGAGTGGTGCCAGACAGCAGCTGCTCCACCGCGCCAAGGCCATCGGGGCGCAGGTCGCGGGTGGCCTCCGGCGTGCGGTAGAACACGCGCAGGCGGTCGGTCTCGCGCACAAAGGCCAGGCCCTTGCTGTCGGCCACGCGCAGTCCGATCACATCGCGCCCGCGGCGGTCGTAGACGAACTCGCCCAGGCCCACTCCCTGCTCGTAGTGCTCGGCACCCTGCCCGGCGTAGAAGGCCTGGTAGCCGCACTCCAGGTCATTGACAGGCACGTTGCGCATCCAGGTGTCGATCTCCTGCACCAGCGCGTCGTTGTCGCCCTCGACGGTGAGGATGCCGTCCAGGGTCACCAGCCGGTTGATGCCGCCGTCCAGGATGGGGATCGCCTCGCGCAGGGCCTCCAGCAGGTAGGGCGAGCGCGCACGCGGCTGCCACTGGCCGATCACGCCGGACCATGCGCCCATCGGGCTGGACTGGCGCTGGGCGGCGGCCAGCATGCCGCCCTGGTTGCGGGTTGAATCCAGTGCATCCTTGCGCCCAAACCAGCCGCGCGGATCGAGAGGGTGCAGGTTCACGGGCGGATGTCCTTTGGCTGTGGCGATGGGCGCAAGCAGTTCACGCGGCGTGCCTTTCTGAGGTTCCCGAGACGAACAGGTCATGTCCGCTGCCCTCGGCGCGCAGGGCATGCAGGCGGATCAGCATCTGCTGGCGGCGGGCATCGGGGATGTGGTCGCGCTGCTTGGAGTAGATGGGGAAGCGCGCGCCCTCGCGGGCGGTCTGGGTGACCATGTCGTTGAGCGCGTCGGTGTCGTAGGCCATGGCATAGCCGCCGGCCTGCAGGCGGGCGCTGATGCACTGGCTGGCCCAGTGCTTGGCCGGGGCCACGGCCACGTGGGTGGCGCCGGTTTGCGGGTCTTCCTGTTCCAGCAGCTCGCCGTCCTCGCCCATGCAGTCCACGTTCTGCTGGAAATGGAACCCCACCAGCCGGTCCTCGAAGTGACACTGCGCAAACCGGTCTACGTTGATCAAATCCTTGACCACCGTGGTGCCCGCCGAGCCCATGTCCACGCCCCACATGGGCAGGCGCCCGTAGATGCCATCCAGCGCGGCCACCAGTTCCTCTTGCAGGTGATATGGGAAGCCCTGGGCATGCACGCGCACGCGGTCGATGAGGGTCTGGCCGACCTGCTCGCTCAGGTAGATGGCGGTGGGGTCGGCGCGCTCGCCCAGGTCGGCGCCGGCGTAGAACACGCCCATGCTCTGCGGCGTCAGGTGCGGGCGCAGGATGTCCAGCATGGCCTGCCGGCGCTGGTCGTCACCGCCGCGCAGCAGCGGCTGCAGGGGGATGGAGCCATCTTGCAGCCAGGTGTAGTTGCCGGTCTTGCGGCCATCGTGGATGGACATGGTGCAGGCCATGACCTCGATGGACAGCACATCGGCCTCTGTGTCGGCGATCAGCTTGATGATGCGGAAATCGGGCAGGTCCACGATGTTGGGCAGCAGCTGCGCCCACGGCCAGACCGGGTTCTCGGCATCGCCCCACTCGCCCATCACGTTGCGCTGGTAGCCGGGGGTATTGCGGCCGCCGTACAGGCGCACGAACTCGCGGTCGCGTTCCTCCGACCAGAACGGCGGCGGCATCAGCGTCTTGGGCCAGTGGAACTTGCGGAAGCCAGGCTGGCCCTCGGGCAGGCCGATCACCGCTGCTTGCGAGAGGCGGTAGAACTCGGTGCTGCGGTCTCCATCGGGCACCGAGTAGAAGCGGCTCTTGCAGCCTGGCATGCGGGCGCGGTACAGCTCGGTCCACTGCACCTGGGCCTTCATCTTGGCCGCCTCGTCCACCATCACCAGCGCGGTCGAGTGCACGCCGCGGAAGGCGCTGCCGTCATGGCCAGCTGGGCGAAAGTCGATGGTCGCCAATGCCGGCTTTCCGCCGGCCACCCAGCTGCGCAGGCGCAGTTGGGTGTGCGGGGTGCGCCGCGGCTCGATCCAGGCATCCTTGAGGATGCTCTCGCCCTCCATGGCCTTGAACACGCCGATCTGCCGCTCGATGGCATCGATGATCTCGTTGAGGAAGATCTGCTGCGGCGCGGCCACCAGCGAGGTTGGGGCCTTGATTTGAAAGCCGAATCCGGTAATGTGGCCCCAAAGCAGGAGAGCTGTTAGCTCGACCGACTTACCGACCTCCGCGCCAGCAATTGTTACCGTGTCCTGCCTCCAAGTGCGGATGCTTTCGCGCTGATAATCGAAGAATCGATACGGCGATCCGTCGTTGCGCTTCATGAAGGTCTCGCAGAAGCGCACCGGGTCCTCGACCGTGTACAGGACCATGGCATCGGCGATGCTCACGCCGTAGACGCCGTTTTCCAGCCCCTGCCACGCCCAGCCGCGCGCCTGCATCCAGGCGTCGAATTCGTCCAGCTCGTACACGCCGGCATCGAGCATGCGGCGATGCATGCTGCCGGCCTTGTTTTGCCGCGTGGCCATGTCAGTCGCCGTCCGCTTCGTGCGGCAGGCCGACGGCGGCCGGGCGCATGCCGGCGGCGCGGCCGGCAATCTCGCCCATCATGGTGGACAGCGCATCGGTCTGCTGCTTTCCGGTCTTGGCGCGCTCCTTGGACTGCGGGGTGACCAGCATCTCGGGCAGGCTGATCCCCATCACTTCCAGTTGCTTGAGCATCAGCGGGTAGCCGGGGTTTGGCACGTACTTGCCGATGACCTCAGAGCCATCGGCGCGGCGCACCACCTCACCCTCGGGCGAGATCATGGGGATGCCGATCACCAGGCCCTGGTCTGCCATGGTGGTGCGCAGGTCATGCAGCATCTGCAACGCGGCGGCAAGTTCGGAGGCCATCAGGCCGTGCATGCCGGCCATCTCACCGCCCTGCACGGCCTCGATGATCGCATCGAACGCCTGCACGAATCGCTCCTTGTCCAGGCAGTCGCCGCCTGGGCTGGTGAGGCCGTCGGCCACCAGCGTGCAGGTGGAAAACTTGGGGCAGGTGCTGACGCAGGGTTTGCCCTTGGCGCCCAGCAGCGAGACCATGCCGGCGTCAAAGTGCAGCTTGTGGATGCGGCTGTGCAGGCCGGTCTTCCAGCCGTTGCGGCTGGAGCGGGCCTTGCCCTCGGGGGTGATGGGGCCGGTGCTGAGCTTGGCGCGCTCGCGGTTGGCAGCCAGCATCGCCGGGGTGACGGTGCGCTTGTTGCGCGAGGCGGCGCGGCGCTGCTCGAGCTCGGCTTCGGACAACTTGCGGCGGGGGCGGTCTGGGTCTTTCACGGGCGATTGTCTAACACGATTTGCCGTTAAGCGGCGAGCCCAAAAGCTGGGAGATGCGCGGCTTTGACAGGCCGAACATCTGCGCCAGGTCGGCTTGGGTGAAGTCACCGCCCGGGCGGCTGGCCAGTTGCTGGATCAGGGCGTCGCGCTCGGTCTTCCACAGCCGCGCGAAGAACATCTCGCGCCGCGGCACGGACAGCTTGACCCCGCGCAGCTCATCCAGGACTACGCAGAACAGGCGGGTTCCCTCCTGCGGGCCGTGGTCGGCCAGCAGCCGCGCGGCCAGCAGCGACAGGGCATTGTCGGCTGGGATGTGGTGCATGAGCTGGGTCTCGAAGGTGGTTGGGCGCTGCCCGCACCGGCTGAAGCTGATTCCGTCAATCACTGTCCATGCCCCCTGTGGCAAGGCGCACCCACAGCGGGGCGCCGGTCGGTTTGGTGCCCAGCACGCGGTGCTGGCGGTTTGCGCTGAGCCGGGTGCGGCGGGCGCGTTCGGACACGGCCAGGTAGCGGCGCGTGGTTTCGATGGATTCGTGGCCCATCAGGTGGCGGATGGTCTCGATGTCCGCGCCGTCGTCGTACAGCTGGGTGGCAAAGGTGACCCGGAAGCGATGGATGCCCCACTCGCGCAGGCCAGCGGCGCGGGCATGGATGGACACCATCTCCTCGAACCCGCGCACGGTCAGCGCCTGGCCCTGGGTCTGGCCAAAGGTGGAGATGAACACGGCATTCGGGTCGCAATCGTAGGGTAGGCCGTCGCGCTTGTTGAGCCAGGCATGCAGCGCATCCACCACCGGCCCCTCGAACGGGATGTCGCGCTCCTTGGCGCCCTTGCCCATCACCCGCACGACCCCGCGCCTGGCTGTCAGCTCCAGCTGGTGCATCTGCAGGTTTCCAAGTTCCTCGCGCCGCAGGCCGGTGGCCAGCAGCAGCAGCACCGCGCACTTGTCGCGCACCTGGCGCAGCTCGGTGGACTGGCCGATGGCCCGGAACAGGGCGCGCAGCTGGTCGTCGGTGTACTTGCGGGCCGGCTTGATCTTGGGCTTGGGCGCCTGCAGGTCGGCCGCCAGGTTGGTGGCGGCGATGCCGCGCGACCGGCGCCAGTCGTAGAAGCTCCGCAGCGACTGGATCTGCCGCTTGCGCCAGGTGGCCGAGTTCCGGCACTCGATGGCCAGCCAGCGCACCCAGCGGTCGAACTCCTGCATCCGCACGGTGCGGTGGTCGTAGCCGTTGCGGGCGCACCACAGCAGGAACCGGCCCGTGGTCTTGGCGTAGGAGGCACAGGTCGTGCCCGGCGGCGAGGCCCGATCGAAGACCAGGTGGGCCAGCCAGAGCCAGAGCTCGGCCAGGGCCTCGGGCCGGAGCCCGTCGGCCTCGATCTTCCGCATCGCCGGGGCGAAGCGTTTTTCGCGGGTCATGAGGTATTCGCGGTGCCGCGGGAGTTGGTCGCCGTTTGGAAGCCACGCCAAGGCGTCCAGGACGACCTGTGGCAGCGTTCCGCATTCTTCTTGGGTCATGGGTGCGCCCCCCTATGTGGTCGGCCTTGTAGGGCCTCCTGTTGTCCTTGGAGCCATTCCCATTTTTCGAGGGGCCAATAGTTCAGCCGCGTTAAAGATTCGTTAACTCGTTTGAAGGGGGGGTGGCCCTGCACCCCCTGAATCCGACTACGCCCCGACCGGGCCGTTACGGCACAGGACCGCCGGCCTAACGGAAATCCTTTAAGAATCAATGGCTTACAAGCGTCCCGTAAGGCTTCCGATTTCTGAACAAGTTCGAGGTCAGCCCGAGAGGCCGCAGCGGATGCCCAACACCAGCGCGGCGCTGAGGGCCTGAAACATGGATTTAGACCCCCTTCCGGAGCAACTGAGTTTGCCTTCGTGCAATGCTGGGAGAAGGCCATCGAGAGTTGGCTCAACGCTGGGCTGGGCAGGCGCGCGCGCACCCTCAGGAATCTTGGGTGCTTGCTGTGTACTGTCTGGAGTATTTGTTTGGTGTCTGGTGTCTGGTGTCTGGTGGGCTTTGAGTTGGGTTTCGTTTGGGTTATCCCGTTCAAAACCCATGGGTTCTTTTTGGGTTCCTTCTGGACGCGGTTGAATGTCCTCATACATCGCCCCCGGCCCTGCGCAGCCCATCCTCGCCCATCGCGGCGGCCTCGCTCATCGACAGGCCCAGGGCACTGCGGATCTCGGCCAGGTGCCGTTCGAGCTGCTCCGGCGTAGGCGGATTGCGCTCGACGGGTTGGCTCTCGATCTCAGCAGCTGGCGGCTCTGGTAGCGGGTTGCCTTCCCACAGCGACTCAAGGGCGAGCGTGTAAGCCTCGCGCAGCAGCTTCTCGGCCTGTTCGTTGCCGGCGGTTCGCAGTTGCCAGGTCTCGACCAGGCTCCACACCGAGCGTACGAAGGCGTGATGCGTGCTTCCATCCGGGCGCAACAGTGCGCGCTTGACCTGTGCAAAGCTGGGGATGCCCAGGCAGGAAAGACGCAGCTCGGGCAAGTTCGGCGGCCAAGCATTGCCGACTGCGATGTGCCGCTCCAGCGCGGCCATGACGGTCTCGCGATCGAACAGTCCCAGGCCCTTTGCCCACAGCGCACCCACGACCGTCAACGATCCGTCGTCGTTGACTGGCAGGTCTCCGAAGTACTTCGACCACTTCGGACCCCATGCACCAACGCCAGCGATCCACAGTCGCGTCAGCGTTCCCGCATCGAGGTCAGGAGAGGTCAAGACCCGTTCGTTCAGCGATTTCGATTGCTCGCTTTGCAGCGCGGTCCGCATCGCTTTCGCGGGGTTGATTCGTTGCATGACGTGCTCCGGTGGGTGAAGGGCGGGCGCCCTCTGCATGGCGGAACCTGGCGACGGAGATCGCCCAGGCGAACGGCTTGGTCTTGCTGCCTTCGACGGCTTCGGCAGCTGCGTGGCCCAGCGCTTCGGGGGTGACGCCTTCGGCCAGGGCAGCGATCAGGTCGGGGTGGCTTGGGTTGGTGAGGCTGCAGCCGGCAGCTCGCATCAGCAGGCAGGCCCTGCCGCGCTCGGTTGGCTCAACGCTGGGCTGGGCAGGCGCGCACGCACCCTCAGGAATCTTGGGTGCTTGCTGTGTACTGTCTGGAGTATTTGTTTGGTGTCTGGTGTCTGGTGTCTGGTGGGCTTTGAGTTGGGTTTCGTTTGGGTTATCCCGTTCAAAACCCATGTGTTCTTTTTGGGTTTCTTCTGGACCTGGCTTCTTCTCCTTCCTTGGTCGACCACCCTTCCTCCCGTTTTCCCTCTGTGACGTAAGCCAAGCCTGGAGCTTTGCGATTTCCTCATCAGCCCTTCGATTGCGATACAAGCCATCAGCCAGAATGAAGAACTCGCTCAACACAGCGTCTACAGCAGCCTTCTCATCTCGCGTACGCGCGCGGGCGACGCGATGCGCCTGGTCAGCGGGAATTGGGGATTCTGTCGCGTAGTAGCGATCCAGCAGCAGCGTGTAGACGCCATGCTCAAGCAGAGACAGGTGAGCCGTGTCTCGTGCGTAATCCCCAAGGTGACGCTCGTAGTAGTTCACCCCGCCCTACCTCCCTCCACCGATCGACACCAGCCGGCCAGCTGGGGGCCGCTCCAGCGCCGGTGGCACATCGACCGCCGCGCTGGTGCGGCCGATCTCGTCGGCAAGGCGCAGCGCGTCGATCTCGGTCTTGACCGCGTTGATGTAGGTGCCGGCGACCAGGCTTGTCGCCCGCGCGCGCTCGATGACCTCGGCCTTGACATCGGGGTCTGCCAGCTGCTCCAGCATCGCGACCAGGTGGTCGCGGACATCGCTCATTTTGTTCTTCATGCCTGCCTGCTCCTGCGGTTGATCTTTCGGTTGAGCGCGCCCTTGAGCTGGATCAGCTGGGCGACTTCCTTGGGGTATCGCGTGTGGTAGCTGTTGCGCCGCATCAGCTCTGCGCGGCTGATCAGCTCCAGACTGTCGAGGGTGATGGCCGCCAGGTCTGTTGTGCGCCGACCGGGCAGGAAGACGACCGTGTGGCCCTTCGGCATGGGGCCGTGTGCCGCTTCCCACACAAGCCTGTGCACGGACACCCACCGGCGTTCCGGAACCAGCGCCGGATCATCGGTGACCTTGCGCTGCAGGTATCCCTCTGCTGACAGACGCAGGCTGCCGATGGGCACGTAGTTGTGGAGCGCCGCGCCGCGCCGCTCACCCACTTTGAACTGGGTCGCAGCCATCCGCCCAGGCGCAAACCCGGGCCTGCGCAGGCCTTTGTTGTGCGGCACGTTTCCGGGACCGAAGCGGCTGTGCCCGCCACGGTTGTCATTGCGATGCAGCCGCCCGCTCTCCGGGGAAGTCAGGTACTCGGCGGACTTGTGGAGTCCGAGCACGCTGGCCTTCTGGTACGTCGATTTCTCTGAGTGACCGCACATGCGCGCGACCAGATGGGTCGGCAGGTGTGGGTAGTTGCGGCGCAGCGTCTCCACCTGAGCCATGGTCCAGCGCTTGCGCGCGTGCCGGCTAGAGGTGCTCGTGACGCCAGAAACATGGGCTTCGTGTGCCGCGCATGTGGGCGGCGTAGCGTGTCCTACTGGCCCATGCTGCCCAGACGGTCCTGGGCTTTGCTGCTGGTCTATGTGCTGTTGCATCTGGTTTCCCGAGTCATCGGAAAACCGCGGTAGATCAAAGGCTTGTCATGCAATCAAATGTATATTATGT